GTGGGATTTGAAAGAACGAACCATCTTGATCGCCCTTGATACTGAAAGATATATGGCAATGATGGCGGTGCTTATTGATGCCTGTATAAGTTCTCCAACGCCACGCACTTTTGGAACTGGCAATCTTGCCATCGAAGATGATGTACGAGATGCGCTTATCAGACTTTGCCAACTGACGAAGTTGATCCGCCACATCGGGCATGATGTCGGGCTTTGGCTTTCCAGATAGATCGCGGTCAATGTCAATGGCACGAACCCAGCCCTCGCCATCTGGATTATGGTCAGACTTACGAGCTGAGTGCCGACTATCACCGATCCAGCCATCCGAGGTGCGGTCACGATCGCTGAAAGAATCATCAAATTGCTCGCGAAGTTGTTGCCCAGCTTTGCAAAGTTTAGGTTTCACTTGCCTACTTTTAAGCCTTCAGGAATTGGATTGCTGTATTCCCATTTTTCAATATATTCGCCATGACCATCAGAATCATCACGAAGAGCGATTATGCCTTTATTAGGGACAAAATCTTCATTCGTTAATTCTGGATAAATAGCTAATATTTGCTCAATAAGTGTCATTATTATGCCCCAATCAAAAATGCGTTAAAACCACCGCTACCGCTAGTTTTTGCGATGGAACGGCTTGCGCCAGAATCTTGATATACAAAGTATTCAATGTAGTCACCAACGGCTAAATTCATAACTGCACTTAGTTGACCACTAGGGTACTGGGTGCTTGCTGGCACAACCATATAAGTAAAAAGTACGCCATTTTTAAAGAATGCGTATGTTCGGCTGCCAGTAGCATTGTTATCACTTTGCGCCCAAGCATGAATTGAATAATAACCAGCTTTGCCTGATGGGATTGTGATTCTTGAGGTATTAGAAGAAACGCTATGGAAACCATCAGTATCAAAATTCTCTTGATCCCAAGTTAACGCTGTGTAAGTATTGTTAGAAACTGTCTGATCTGTAGATGATTTTAAGCTGCATCCAACAAAAGTTGTAGTAGCAGTTGCAGCAGCCCATTTAAGGCCAGTTGCCGCTGTTGAGTCCGCTGTTAAAACTTGACCATTGGTACCAACCGCTAAGCGCGCTGGGGTGTCATTGGCGGTGGCTGCGATAATATCGCCCTTGGCATCAACTATTGCATTTTGAATAGCATTTGAGTCATCCTGAGCAACCCATGAAAAGTCTAGATCTGTTCCTGAAGCCTTCGCTAATACCTGTCCAGTTGTGCCGCCCTTGAGGTCGACCATTGCCGTATCAATATCTTGACCAAGTGCAGCGATGGCAGTAGCGCCATCCTTAACTAAGTCGGTCGATTGGGGAATGTCCCAGCCGAAGTTGGTTGTTGTTGTTGCCATTAGGCTACGACTCCTATCGCGTTGATCCATGTAAGGGTTGGACTTAGAGTGTTCCAAGTCTCTGCTGCATTTACCTGCTCCCATTTTACCGCAACTTGGGAGAAGTTTATTGGAGAAGCGTTAAAAGTAACGCTTAGGTTGTTTAGGCTTGCTCGGAATGTCCAGCCCTCGATGTAGCCTTGAAATTCGCCATTAGTGATATTGCCGGGCAAGTTCTGAATCCAGACAGGCTGACCCAAGAAAATGTTAATAAGAGCATCTCGATCGGAATCATCGATCTCGGGATTACCTAAAACGAAAGTTATGGATTGGAACTTAGGATAAGGATTGGCTCGAAGCTCAATGTAGCGATCTGCTAAGGCTTCTGCATCGGCAGTATGTTTAATCCGAGATGTAAATTCTTCGGCATAAACTCCGTAAAGGCTCTGGCTAATTAAATCAGTAGCGGTGTAAGTCTGATTAGCATTGTTATCGTAATTGATAGTAAAACTATTGCGAAGATCGCCTGCTCGAGTAGTAGCCGATAAACCTAAACCGTTGGCGTGGTTAGCATCTAAGGTTGTATAACCATTGGCCGCTAAATAGTCTTGGCGGTGTGTTTGGTCTGCATACCCGATGTTGCCATTAGCATCTTCATAGAGAACTCCGAAAGCCGAGTTAGCAATTTCAGCGCACAATGAATAAAGGTCTGTGTTGTTAGAGCCTCTAGCAATTAGTTGATAATCGCCTGGTTGGTCAATCTCGCCTAAGCCGATGTTAACGGCATTAGCCCAAGTCTCTGTCGGATCATAATTAGCCCAAGTCTGAGCGCTTGGCACTTCATTCCATTGGCCTAATAGATATCCTGAAAGAAGTGTGTAAATCTGATCGCCATCAAAGTCTTGGCTCAATACTCCAGCATCGATGATTCGAGGCAGTTTAGATAACGCTCCTAAAGCGGTGATAGTGGCAATAGTTGTATAACCAAGATCACCAGCGCGATTAACTCCAATAGTAAAATCTGAGATATATCCGCCAAAGATTGGAACGTAAGCACCAACAGAGTTAGTTACCTCTACTGCCAGCCCGGTTCCTACTGTGAAGTCGTAACTTGAGTTGTCTAAGTTCATCAACTGCAACTGGCAATAGCCCGCAAGAGGCTGAGTATTAATATCGGTACGGCCCGAGGTAATTACTAGATTGGCAATGGTTACATCTGTTGCTTCAAGGCCATCAATTATGACTTTATAGGCTGGGGTATAAGCGGTCATTAAAAGAAGGCTGCGCTTCCGAGTGTTCCTCGAGCTGAGGAATCATTGAGAATGCTGACAATCTGGCGAGCAGTTGATTCGCTATCGATTGCGCCGTTAACGGTGATATTGGTTGTCCCTTGGCCGCCAACATAGCGATAGGCGGCGATTGGCTCATTAGGCATAGATGGAGCCATGGGTGCGGCTGCTGGAGAAGATGCCCCAGTTTCGAATGAAGCGTTATTAAACGGATTAAGGGCAGAACCGATTTGCTTTGATATCTCGATTACTCGCTTGATCTTGTTGTAAAGATCATCGAAGAAGTTAACCACTTTGGCTACTCCATCGATCAGGCCACCTATTGCTGCTCCTACAATCTCGAACGCTTTACCTAAAGTCTTGCCTAGGATTGGCGCTAATACATCGCGAGAGAAATCAGCAAGTCCCTTAAAAAGGATAAGAAGAGGCTTTAATTCTTCGCTGTTATCGTTGAGTGAATTCTTTACTGAATTGAAGGCTGATCGAAGGCCATTGATAATTGGGTTTAGGAACTCCATGACCGGGCGGAGCTTGTCTCCAAGGTTGCTAGTAAAGTCTGCAATCGCTGGGATTACTTTCTTAACGATGATATCGACCATTGGAGTTATGGCATCAAGGATGTAAGCGCCTACGGTTTCCTTACCTTCATCGAAGGCGATCTGAAGTCGAGTTAACTTGCCTTGGAATGTATCTGCCTTAGCGGCTGCTTGGTTCTCGAAAGTGTCTGCCAGTTTTGCGGTAATTTGATCCATGCTCATGGTCTTGAGTTGAGCGGATGAAAGTCCTATACCTAGTTTGGCAAGAGCGGCTGTATTGCCTTCGGCTGCCTTGGCCATTGCATTAGTAACGGCTTCAAGGGATTTGCCTGAACCTGCTGCAACATCGATCGCAACTGTCTGAAGTTCTTGAGCCTTCTGTAAATTGCCAGTTGCCCTGGACAACCTCTCTATCGATGGCCTTAATTCATCATCCGTAACGCCGAAGGCTAGAGAAGTCTGGGTTATGTAATCTTCAGTAGCAGCAATCTGATCTTCAGTTGCGCCAGTTACATTCTTGAGAGTAAGGGCTAACTTTTCCTGCGCGGCTGCATCTGCGATGGCTGACTTAACGCCATCGATGGCTAACTTTCCTGCATAGGCTACGGCTGCTGCCCCTGCTGCTGCGAATGCTAATCCAGCCTTTTTTCCGAAGTCTGAAACTTTATCGCCGAAAGACATAACATCTTTATCGGCCTTATCAAGATTCTTAGTGAAGTTATCGACATCAGCAAGAAGCTTGAGCGTTAACGCCCTTGTACCTGTTGCCATTAGCCCCACTCCTTCAAAATCTTAGTAAATGATTCTGTCCATCTAGCAACGATTTGCGGTTGAATCTTGCGAAGCGTTGGATAGATAAACCAGCCCTTAGATCCTCGGCCTTCGCGGCCTGACCAGACAGGGAATTGTCTATATTTGTTGGATCCGAATTCAGTACCGCCCCAGATATCTCTAGTGGTTGCCCCACCTGAGAACTTCTGAGAAGCGAAGCCATAAGTAATCTCACCGATACGGCTTGACTTCTTAACCCTAGAACCCTGAGCAATGCGCCCTGAGACTTTAGTGTTATTGCCTCGGCTTGCTGTCTGAATAACCTCAGCCCGGGCGAATTCAGCCAGAGCGCCTGATTGGCGCTTGGCCTCATCGTTGGCTTCTTCACTCATATTCTTTAAAGCTTTGAATACAGAACGGAGTTCCGTCTTATCGAAGGCAACTAATTCATCTGCCACGATTACGCTCCTCTAGTATTTCAATCGCTGTAAGAATATCCTCGGCACTTTGCCAATGATCCATTGGGATCTGAGTGGCTATTGCCAGTTCTACTAAGAGTCGGCTGACGCTTCCTCTTGTATGACTTTTGGGTTTCCTTCACCTACTTCAACATCTGCGACCGATTCCATCCAGACATCGAGTGTCTTGGTTGGTTTGCCGCCTGCATCGCGTTTCATTGCTGAATGCGTTACATAAAGGATGTCCCACATTCCACCAAATTGGGAAATAACCTTTTTAGTTGTCATCTCCCACTTGGCGTAATCAGGTGGGCGAACCAGGTAAGTGGTTTCCGATCCATCAACATATTTAATTGTTATTTGCTGTTGCATTGTTTGCTCCCGTTTCTATTGTTTAGCTAAAGGTTTCGACTACTGCGCCCTTAGATACCTTGAAAGTAAAGTCTACTGTCTGGGCATCAGTTCCAGCGCCACCTGCTGTTGGAAATTCAGGCATGATTGGAAACACGAATTGAGCGCCTGTAGCGGCTGTAAGAGTTACGCTGATGTCTGTGTCTGGTGCTGTCTCGGCTGCTGTCCAGAGTGCTTCGCATACTGAGTTAGCCTTACCCCAATCAGCGAGCATTGAAAGAGCGAAAGTACCCTCGATATTAGTCGTTTTGTAAGCCTCACCATCAAGTGTCTGAAAAGTTTCACGAAGGTTAGTCTTAGTTAGAACTGCTGAAGTTGCTTGGGCTTCGATATCTGTTCCACCTGTGAAAGATAGAGAAATATCGCGACCTGTGATTACTGTGGTTGCCATTATTTATCCTTAGTTTGTTTGTGTGTAGTAGGTAGAAACTCTGATATCTGCCACCAAGACATTGCTAGGGCCGACCTGAGTAACCGTTGGTTTTTCAACCGCTCCGATTGTGTATCCAACTGGGATAACTTTCAGAACACTTATTACGAGCTGCTCGAGATTGTCGAGCGATGCCGGGTTGCTGTTATAAGCAACTGCGACCGAGATTACGAGATTAATTTTAGTGTGAAGTGTGGTCTTGCCGATTGTCTCTAATTCGAGATATGGAGAA